ATCAACGGCTGTTGGATCAAAAATCGGAGCAAGCGGCTCGTGAATTGCACGAAAAGCGGGTGAAAGCATGGCAGCGACAAAGGTTAAAAAATCAGATAGCGGACAGGGCTTTGGAAACGGTGCTGGTGGTTTTCGTAATCGGTTACCTGATATGCCTAATGTTGTTGATAAATCTCCATCATCGGGGTATCTCTTTGTTCTAGTCTTGTTTGCGTTTGTGTTTGTGATGATGTTGCCGTTGGTCGGTATGATGCTGGTGGACACTATGGTGGTCAAACGCGAGGCCAAGGCCCAGATGGAAAAGGTCGAGAAGTTGCGTAAATCAGTTGAAGAAGCTCAGAAGAAGGAAGAAAAATGATTGATCTCACCAAAGCCATTGGAGCCGTTGCCGCCAGCGTTGCCGCATTGGGGGGCAGTTACACACTTGCCGACAAGTTTGGCTGGTTTGACCGTGCAATCATTGAGTGGTCGCCTGAGAACTTTAAGATCGTTGCAGAGGCTGGACAGCCCATCAATGTCACCGTTGCGCGGATCAAAAAGCGCGATGACTGCTCTGTTGAGAGCTTTACCCCAAGCATTCGGGACGCGGCGGGTATGGTACATGAAGCAACCACCACCGCAAGCAGATTCAGCGGCCCAGCAGGGCCAGAGATTGATACGTTTACATATGAACTTACGATGGTGAGAAAAGAAAAAATTGCTGAAGGCAAGGCAACTTTGTTGGCAACCATCAAATACAAATGCCCCGAGGGTGAGCGTGTTGTGCAGTACCCCCGCCATGCAAATCTAAGTTTTGATTTAAAAGGTTAAAAAATGCTAACCCTGTTTTCATCCCTAGTCAGTTTTCTGATGGGCGGTCTGCCCAAAATCCTTGAATTTATCCAAGACCGCGCCGACAAGAAGCATGAACTGGCGCTGGCGGCAATGCAGACAGAAAGGGAACTAACCCTTAAAAAAGCTGGCCTAGAAGCACAGGAACGCATCGAGCATATCCAGACTGAGCAGATACAGATTACCGCAGAGGTCACCAATGCCCAGACCGCCATGCAAGAGCGTCAAGCCCTGTATGCCCATGATGTGGCGCTGGGCCAGGGGGCCAGCACCTGGGTGATTAACATGAGGGCGGCAACCCGTAGCGTAATTACCTACGGGATGTTTGTAATGTTTATGTTTGTGGAGATTTTTGGCTTTTACTATGCTTGGCACACAGACGTAGCGTTTGACGTAGCGATTAACCAACTTTGGGATGACGAAACTCAGATTATTTGGGCGTGTATTGTGAGCTTTTGGTTTGGCGGTCAAGCCTTCAAAAAGTGATGTTAGGGCTTGATTTGGTCTTTAGCGTGGCGGGGTGGAAAGCCAGAAAAAGCCCCGCATCGACATCCTCAAACGCTGGCTTAACGCCCTAACAAAACAAATATATCATGAACGTTAGCGCCCAAGCTGTTGAAATGATCAAGCACCATGAAGGGGTGCGGTTCAAGCCTTATCGTTGCCCAGCAAAACTTTGGACTGTGGGCGTGGGCCATGTTTTATACCCAGATCAAGGCAAGATGCCTGTTGATCAGCGCGATGGGTTTGCCTTGCGCCCAGAAGATAACCGCACGTTTTCAAAAGAGGAAGTAGATGCAATTCTTAGAACCGATCTTGCAAGGTTTGAGCGCGGGGTACACACTTTATTTCCTGTCGATCTCAGCCAAGGGATGTTTGACAGTCTTGTTTCTTTTTCATTTAACTGCGGCTTGGGAACAACCCAGCGTTCAACGCTACGCCAGAAAGTGCTTAGAGGCGACAAAACGGGCGCTGCGGATGAATTCCTAAAGTACACCAAGGGCGGGGGCAAAGTCTTGCCAGGGCTGGTTAAACGCCGCCAAGACGAACGGGCGCTATTCCTCCATCCATAGCAATATCTGAACGAATAGCCATCCCACCACGATAGCGATAGCAGCGCCCAGACACAAAACTAAAAGCAGCCCGATCACATCACCCCCCGCATTTCCCAACCCAACAGAAAGTAATTCCAGCGGGTGACGATGTTGCTGTTGGTGAATTTTGTCCCGTCCCAGGCAAGGTCTGCTGGTGAATAGCCCTTTGACACCATAAGTGCCATAAATACTTGTTGTGCTTTCATTTTTTCATATTCCTCACATAAGCTGTAAACGATTGAATAGTGTCTTTGCCAAACGCCAATGAACATTTCTCAATGTGTTGGGCGACTTCTTCAATCACTTCGTTTCGCGCATTGTTTTCAGCGTATCGGATTATTTGGTGTTTGCGTGACCCTTGCAGACCCCAATCGCCTTGACGTTTGGCAAGTTCTTCAAATGCTTCATCTTCTTCTGTCATAAATCCCCCGTTACGCGCCATTCCCTTTCTTGGCGCTTAGATTTTGATGCGACTGTTTTGCCTGTCAGACAGATCAAGCCCAGCGTTTCTAGTTCTTTTAAACGCCGTGCCACTTGGTTGCCATCCAGACCTGTGTGGGCGGCGATTCCATCTTTACCTTGCGGCCCGTGCTGGACAAGACAGGCCACGATCAGCGACCCGTGTTTTTTAGCCAATTCCTTGGCGTTGTCCGCTGCCACAAACGAGGTCAGCGGGTCAGATTTACGCACTCGCGGAAATATGAAATCAAACATGATTAAAAGGGCAGATCGTCATCGTTGTCTGCTGGCAAGCCCTTGGGTTCGTAGGGGCGCGGGTCGTTCAGATAAGCCCACCCGTCCCACCCGTTTTCCTTCAAAGGGATTGCGTCCAGTTTGAGCATTTCGCCATTCCTGGTATCAATAATTGACCCAATGCGTTGGTAGCGGTTTTTGGTCTGGCCTTCTTTGTTGGTGTACTGGCCCACAATTGCGGTGACTTCTTTTTTGACTTTAGACATTATTTGCTTTCAATGATTGCGTTTAATTTTTGAACTTGGGATTCCACCTCAACAAGAAACTTTGCAATTTCTTCTTCAAGATGTGCAATGTATTCGTCATCACGGTCAACCCGTCTGACAAACATTTGCGCTTTGGCTGGCATTCGAGGGTCAAACGCCACATAGTCACACCACTTGCGCCCTGTGCAAGCAAGCTGAAACTGCATCTGGATAAAGTATTTTCCTGGAACTTTTTGGGATAGCAGCGTTTCAATCATCGTGGCGGTATTGGGGCACTTGATCTCCACAAGGCCATCTTCCCCAACAAGGCCATCAGGGGACGCGCCAGCCCATTCAATCGTTGGGTGAGATACAAACCCCACTTCCTCAACCATTACGTTCTGTGCGGCCTCATACGCCGCCCGTGCAAATGGTTCTTGATCTGTGCCCCATTGCATTGCCGCATTGGTGTAGGACTCTGCCTTGGTCTGGGTCAGGCGTTCCACCACAAGCTGGGCCATGTAATTGTCCCGTGTGGCGCTGTAGCCCGTCTTAGTCTTGCCAACCAAATCTGCCACCCTGCTGGCGGTTACTTTGCCTAATCTGGCGGCAAACCATTCTTCTGTGCGTTGTTCAATTTCCATTGCGTGTCTCCAGCATGGCATTTGCCATTTTGTAAGAAAGTTCCGAATCCTGTTTGAAAGATTCGGGGTTGATTACGCCACCAGACCGCAAGATTGTTTGCATGGCAAAGATGGCGATAAAGTCTTTAAGGGTTATTTCCTCAAGACCAATTTCTTTCTTTTTTCTCATGCCTTTTCCTTTGCTTTGGCAATGCGGTCTGCTTTGGCTTTGATGACCTTGGCAATCCAAGTCTGGTCGCCCTTGCAAGCATCGTAGGCAGCTTTGTAGGCGGTTTGCAGTTCCTCTTTATTGGCGCTGGCATCGATGGCGGCAATGTGGTCTGCCATCATTCCAGCGTCAATCTGTGGCGCTGGACGGGATGCAGCTACACCGTCATCGTCATCTGGTGAAAGGCCGCTGGCGGTCAAAAGGCTATATCTCCGAGCGTAAGTCAAAGCTGATCCAAAACCCATTGCATCATGTTTGCTGGCTGGCACATGAAGCATTCCGCACTCCATGACTTCCCCAGATTCATGCACAAACATTGTTTCAACCATTACCCCGTCTTTGCATTCATAGGTGCGTTGCATAAGACCTATGCCATTGGCGTTTAAAGCCCCGACAACAGCATCAATGCAAGAACTGAGATCAGCGTACTTGGATTTGAAATGGGGGTTTACAGACGTTTTTAGCGCCTTGCCAAATTGTGATTGTGCTTTGACAAAGGCGGCGGCGATTTGTTTTCCGATTGGTGTTTCCATGATTTTCCTTAATAAGCGTATTTAGGGCCGCAAGTGACTTCCACCACAGTTTCAACTGTGTAGCCATTGATCTTGCGTTTTGCGTATAACGGGATGGCACGGAGGCCAGAGGATTCGCATTGGCGCACAGCGTCAATAACTTCATTGCGTCCCATCGGTTGAACTTGTTTGTCAACAATCAAATCCTGATTGGGCGCTTGGGGGGTTGACCCTGGCAGACTTGAGCAACCAACCGTGACCCAGGCCATCCAACACAAAAGTGAGTAGGTGATCATTCTCATTCCGATTCCTTTGCAATCAGTTTCATTTCCAGTTCTTTGATGTATTCCTGGGCAACGTCACAGGTTTGGATGTAGCCCCGCAAGTGAGACTCCAACAAGCCAACGTGATATGCCAAGCGGTAAGCGGCTGGTTCGCCTTCATACTGGCGGTCAGCAACGGTTTTGATTGATTCAATGATTTCGTTAGCGTTCATGCTGTGTACTCCAAGGCTTGCAGTTTGCTGATGCGGTCGTTGATTTCGGTGACTGTCTTTTGGTAGTTAGCCATGACCATTTGTTTTTGCTTTTCCAGCGCAATGATTTGCTGGGGGCGTGGGTCGTAGTTATCAGGCACTTCAATCTCAACCACTTGCTCACAAACGTAAGTGCGGTCTTGATCGTCTTTCAACTTGGCATACCAAATTTGGAACTCGCCCTTATC